AATTGATATTAAAAACCTTGAACCTAGAATTCTAATGGGACTATTTAATAAAGAGGTTCCAGATGATATTTACACCTGGATACAAGAAACAGTTTTCAATACGGGGTACAAATCAGAAAACGATGGCGGCCAAAGAGACTTTATTAAAGAGCTTACTTTTAAAATACTTTATGGAGCCAGTATGAGTACAATAAAAAACGATCTCAAGGACGTAGATTGGCTTTATGATATTGAGGACATTGTAGGAAGAATCAAGTCAAATATGGGTTACCATGAGCTTGCTGTTAAAATTAAATCAGAAATGAAAGAAGGTTATTTTAGAAATCACTATGGTAGAAAACTTAAAAACTCCTCTTCGAATATCAATCATTTTCTACAGTCAACAGGCGTTGATGTTTCTATGATGTGTTTTAGTAAAATAAACAATGTTTTAAAAAGTGCAAATATGAATTTTAAAATAATTGGATTTATTCACGATGCAATGATAATCGACGCTGATAAAAGCTCATCAGAAAAGATAATTAATAATCTTAACGGAAAAAATATAGGAATACCTGGTTTTAATAATAAGTTTCCTATAATTATTACAGAGGTAAAATGAAAAAATCTAATAGACATGCTTCACATCTTGGTGGGATGGGATCTGGTGATGGCTTATCTACAAGCTTAAATCAGGATATGAGCCCGCCAAAAATTAGTGGTGGTGGGTTTGAAGGAACTGCTGACTCAAATTTTAGTAAAAAAATCGGCCAGCTTCGAGTTCACATCGATGATGATGACAGTCTTATGTTTCCAGAAAACGAAGAAATAGAAACTATTAGAAAAAAAGATACGATTAGAAGTAAAATACCTTTTGATGGGAGATATAAAATGAGAGAATCTAAGAAATCTAAAAAGACATTAATAGACCTTTTTGATGACAAGTATTTTAAAGAAGAAGAAACTGCAACACACTTTAAAGAGTGGGACCCAGAAAGAGATAATCAAGAAGATCTAGGAAAGGAATATGATGAGTTTAAAGAATGGAAAAAAGACAAAATCATAGAAAAAGACTACAACTATAACAAGTCTTTTTCTCCTGTTACTCAAAAAGCACAGCAGCTCTCAGTTAAAAAACTTAATGAAAAAATCAAAAAAGAAACTTTTAAAATGATAAAAGAAAATATTGAGTCTAGAGGCTTTAGACTTGTGCTAAAAGAAAATGCAATGTGCAAAGAGTGCGGAATGATGTATGAGTCATGCCACTGTAACGAGTCTGCAAATATAGTTGAAAAAGATGCTTTATGCGAAAAATGCGGAATTATGAATGAAGAATGCATTTGTGAATACATCGATGAAGCAAATTTCTTAGGAAGCGGAAATGTTGCAGGATATCAGACAAAACTTTCAACACCAAAAAATATGAAAAAGCATAAACAAAAAATGCTTCCAACAGGTTACAAATACAGATAATCATCTATAATTTCTTACACACACATTATTTCAAAAAAATTTATTCAATGTGTAAACCGTATTAAATAATGTTATTATTAAAGATGTGGTTAACATATAAATAAATTTAAAACTCAAACAAAAACATTAATCACAATAATTCAAAACAAGGAGAAACAACATGGCATTTGACATCAATGCAATTCGTAACAAACTAGCAAAACTTCAAGGAAAACAAACAGGCACATCTTATTGGCGGCCACAAGAAGGAGCAGATTCAACTGTTCGCTTATTATCATTTAAAACTGATGACGGGCTTCCATTTAAAGAGTTTCATTTCTACTACAATATTGGTAAAAATCGAGGCATCTTGGCACCTTACCAGTTTGGAAAACCAGATCCAATTCAAGAGCTTATTACAAAGCTTCGTGCTGACGGCAGCAATGAAAGCAAAGAACTTTGCAAAAAGCTTTATCCAAAAATGCGAGTTTACGCACCTGTGGTTGTTCGTGGTGAAGAAGAAAAAGGTGTTCAAATCTGGGGCTTTGGAAAAACAGTCTATTCAGAGCTTTACACAATGCTTGCTGATGAAGATGTAGGTGACATCACAGATCCGTATACTGGTCGTGATATTACTGTTTCTTCAATCAAAACAGCAGGGCGTCAATGGGCTACAACATCAGTTCGACCTAAAATGAAGCAAAGTCAATTATCTTCAGACGAAAAACAAATGAAAGAATGGATTGATTCTGTTCCAGAAACTGATACTCTTTTTGATCTTCAGTCTTACGATGAAATTTCAAAGATTGTAAATGATTGGTTAAACGGAGATGATACTTCTTCTGACGGTACTTCAAGAAACTTTAACAGCTCTAGCGACTCAACAGAAACTAGTAGCTCTAGTGAAGGTTCAACCTATAAGTCTCTTGATGATGCATTTTCAAGTCTTACATAAAATAATCTAAGTTTACTTATAAAGTATTCACCTAGCCAGGGTGTCAAAGCCCTGGCTTTTTTTGTAAATAAAATTAGATTTTATTATAATCAAATAAAAGGAGAAATTATGCCTAAAAAATCTAAAAATGAAGACTCGTCCCCACCTATCAAGGGAGACAATTTTACAAAAGATCTTATTAAAGCACTTAACAAAGAGCACGGTTCACAAGTAGCTTTTAACCTGTCAAATGGAGACTCACCAACACATGTCAAGCGATGGATATCAACAGGTTCTTTAATGCTTGATTACATATGTTCAAACAGAAAAAATGGAGGCCTACCAGAAGGCAGAATTGTTGAGATATTTGGACCGCCTAGTATTGGAAAATCTCATATTGCAACCCAACTTGCAAGAAGTACACAGTCAGCAGGCGGAATTGTAGTTTATATCGATACTGAAAATGGAACAAGTGTTGAGAATTTGCGAAACTTAGGTGTAGACGTTTCTCAACGATTTGTTTATGTTGATACTCATTGTACTGAAGAAGTGCTCTCTATCGCTGAATCTACTATCTTAAAGGCCAAATCTATTGACAAGGATATACCTGTAACAATTATATGGGATTCTGTTGCTGCATCTTCTCCAAAAGCTGAGCTTGTAGGTGACTATGATCAAAATAGCATTGGTTTGCAAGCAAGAGCTATTTCAAAGGGAATGAGAAAAATCACAGGAATCATTGGAGATCAAAGAGTTTTATTTGTCTGTCTAAATCAGATTAGGACTAATATCGGTGTAATGTATGGAGACCCAACAACAACACCAGGCGGAAAAGCAATACCTTTTCATAGTTCCATCAGAATTAAACTAGGTGCAGGACAACAAATCAAAGACGGCGAAGATGTCATTGGTATCAATGTATCAGCAAAAACTATTAAAAACAAAGTTGCATTTCCTTTTAGATCTTGTGCTTTTGAAATTCATTTTGGAAGAGGTATCTATGAGCACGAGCAAATGTTTGATCTACTAAGAAAAACAAGCCCTTATCAAGTAGGTGATTTAGAAATTGCAATCGAAGGAACAGGCTCATGGAAAACTTTTTCTGTAACTGATACTAAAAAAGGAAAGCTTATCGAAGAGAAGAAGTTTAGAAAAACTGAGTTCAAAGAGCTAATTGATAGTCCTCAATATGGAGACTACATTATGGATGCTCTCGACGCATGTATGGTTAAAAAGTTTAACGATGATCCAGACATCGACCCAGAGTCATATGTTGAAATAGAGGCTATCAAAAATGAACTCGAAGAATAAGGTTCTAATAATAGATGCAATGAACCTATTTACAAGACACTATGTTGCACATCCTGCTATGAATGCCAATGGCGATCAGACAGGAGGTGTTATAGGCTTTCTCTATGAGCTTTGCAGGCACATAGAGGAGGTCTCTCCTAGTAAAACAATTGTAGTGTGGGAGTCTGGTGGATCACAAAAAAGAAGAAATATCCTCAAAGAGTACAAGCAAGGCAGAAGACCTGCAAAGCTAAATAGATACTACGACGAAATACCTGATACGATAGCAAATAGAAATTTTCAAATATCACTTTTAATAGAGACTATTGAAAAAACCGGATGTGACCAGATTTATGTACCTGACTGCGAAGCAGACGATATCATAGCTTATCTTTCAAATTACTATTTCAAAGATACAAAAAAAGTGATAGTATCAGCTGATAAAGATTTTTATCAGTTACTGTCAAACAATACAGTTATATACTCTCCGACCTGGAAAAGGTATGTTAATAAAAATACTGTTCTCGATAAGTTTGGGATTCATCCAAACAACTTTTGCTTAGCAAAGGCAATTGTAGGAGATAAAAGTGATAATATTGAAGGAGTAAAAGGAGTAGGTTTTAAGTTTTTATCAAAATATTTTCCTGAGTTTAAAGAAGAAAAAGATCTTTACCTATCAGATGTAATCAAAGAATGCAATGAAAAAATCAATAATGACACAAAAATTAAAAAATATGGCAAAATCATATTAAAAAAAGATATAATTAAACGAAATATAAAATTGATGATTTTAGATACTGGCTGCTTAACAAATGAGCAAATCAAAAAAGTAAAGTTTTCAATTGAACACAAAGAAAAAACAAAAGACAAACTAGGAACAATAAGACTGTTGTTAAAAAATGGAATTAATAATTTTAATGTCGACAGATTGTTTCTTGCAACAAGAATCATGGGAGATAACAAATGAATCAAAGTGCTCACTTTAAAAAATACGGAAAATCATATCAAGAAAAAATCTTTCAAGCTTTTATAACTGATAAAAACTGGGCAGCACAAATGTGTGAAGTAATGACACCAGAATATTTCGAGTTAAAATATCTAAAGTTTTTAACAGAAAACTATTTTAACTTTTATATCCAATACAAAAGCTTTCCTTCAATGCCAGCTTTGCTAAATATTGTAAAAGAAGAACTTAGAAACGACAAGGATTTAGTCTTAAGAGATCAAATTGTAGACTTTCTTCATAGAATTAGAGCTAATCCAGATATTGGAGATTTAAAATATGTAAAAGAAAACTCACTTGACTTCTGTAGAAAGCAAGCTATGAAAGAAGCTTTAGAAAAAGCTGTTGAACTTATTGCTACTGATAAAGTAGAATCTGTTATCGGGGTCATGAAACAAGCCTTAAGTGCAGGTCTTCCTTCTACAATTGGTCATGATTTCTTTGAAGACATGGAAAATAGATTTGTTCACATCAATAGAAACCCAGTTCCAACAGGTCTTCACTTTCTTGACAAGGACGGAATTTTAAATGGAGGCCTTGGTCGAGGTGAAATTGGAGTTATAACTGCTCCAACAGGAGTTGGAAAAAGCCACTTTCTTGTCTCTTTGGGTGCAGAGGCGATCAAGAGAGGTAGAAATGTAATTCACTATACATTTGAATTAACTGAAAATGTTGTAGGAATTAGATATGACAGTCACCTATGTAATATACCCAGCGACGAAATTATTAAACGAAAGGACGAAGTTATAAAAGCATACAAGGACAATGATGAAGAATACGGAAGACTTATCATTAAAGAGTTCCCGACTGGAAGTGCTTCAGTTATTACGCTTAGAAATCACATTGAAAAACTTATGCTAAAATCTTTTGCACCTAATCTAATTATTATTGACTACGCTGATATCATGAGAAGCACCAGAAAGTTTGACTCATTACGTCATGAATTAAAGCTCATTTATGAAGAGCTTAGAAACATGTCAATGGAAATGAACATTCCAATCTGGACAGCCTCGCAGTCAAACAAAGAGGGTTCAACATCAAACGTTGTGGGCTTGGAAAACATGTCAGAAGCATACGGAAAAGCAATGGTTGCCGACGTTGTTGTTACACTTTCTAGAAAACCAGAAGAAAAGGCAAAAGGTGTTGCTAGACTTTTTGTTGCAAAAAATCGTGCGGGTAAAGACGGTATTTTGTTCCCACTTCATATTGATACGTCTCAATCTAGGTTTTCCATTATGCCAGACTCGGAAATAACAACACTTGATGAGGCAATGGCAATGGGTAATGTTAGCTTAAAAGAAAAATTAAAAGAGAAATGGAAAGAAGTAAACGGAGATAATAATGACTAAACATACAAACAGTGAAGTATTTAAAGCATCGCTAGAATACTTTGGCGGCGATGAGCTAGCAGCAAGCGTATTTACAAACAAATATGCCTTGCAAGACGAAGAAGGTGGTTATCTTGAATCAACACCAGACGATATGCATAGACGATTAGCGGGTCAGTTCGCAAGAATTGAAAGAAAATATCCTAATAACATGGTCTTGGAAGAGATCTATCAGTTATTTAAAGATTTTAAATACGTAGTCCCGCAAGGGTCACCAATGAGCGGAATAGGAAATGAAGCAAAAATTCAATCTTTATCGAACTGCTTTGTCATTGAATCCCCTGCCGATTCTTACGGGGGCATTCTTAAGACAGATCAAGAGCAAGTGCAAATTATGAAAAGACGTGGCGGTGTTGGTTTTGACGTATCAACAATTAGACCAAAAGGTATGTACACATCCAATGCTGCAAAAACAACTGACGGCATTGAAGTTTTCTTAGATCGATTTTCTAATTCATGTCGTGAAGTTGCTCAAGGTGGACGAAGAGGGGCACTAATGCTTTCAATCTCAGTTCATCATCCTCAAGTAATGGAGTTTATTAAAATTAAACGTGACTTAACGAGGGTAACAGGAGCAAACATATCTGTTCGTGTAACTGATGAATTTATGAAGGCAGTTAAATCAGGAAGCGAATATATTCAACGTTGGCCTGTAGACTCAGAGTCTCCTGAAATACATGATCATGTTGATGCTAGAGAAGTCTGGGATGCATTAATTGAAGGAGCACATGCTTCTGCTGAGCCGGGTGTTTTATTTTGGGACACAGCAACACGTATGACTCCGTCTGATGCTTATACGGATAGAGGTTTTGGATCTGTTTCAACTAACCCGTGCGGCGAGATTATCTTGTCACCTTATGACTCGTGTAGATTAATGCTGGTAAACCTTACTTCTTTTGTAAAGAACCCATGGAAAAAAGACGCTGAGTTTGAT